CAAATATTCATGATGATATTTTAGGATCTGTATATCATAAACCGCTTCTTGGACCAATAGACATTAACACTCTTAGTCTAATTCTTAGATATCTAAATTTATCTAAATGAAATGCAATTTCAGATCTTTTCTTTTCCGATGTTGATAAATTATTATCCTTGGAAAACTTAAGCATCTTTTTTGAAATTTCTTCATTTCTATTCTTCTTTCTTTGAAAGAATAAATTAGATACTAGATATTCTAAAGTTTCAACGGTAATCAATGGAATTGAAGTAGATACCTCAGCTGATCTTCTGTAATTACGATTACTTTTGTAGTCGGATTCTTCAAGTGGAAAATCTTTTGGTTTACCACTGAGGAACATAGGGAAACGCTTGACTAAAAGTTCATATAACAATGAAGGTAAAAATTCAACATTCCTGATAAAGAGTAATATGTTCTTGGCTCCAAGAGGAGATACATTATAACCATTAATTGTTCACAATTGTTTCGCGAACTCTAGGACTGCACCATCGAAGCCTTTTATAGGATTAATCTCCATACCTAATAGTTTGAAGACATCTTGATAAGCTTTCGAAACCTTCGTATTTGCCATTGCGATATCATCACCAAGAACAGCATAAAGTAATTTATCTGGTGAAAAGTTGACGCGTAAGGATGAATATCTAACAATGACGTGGTGAGTTAATGCTAACATAGCAAAAGAAGAATATGCTCCCATAGGTTGACCAACTGCATATTTTACAGTGGAACCTTCGAAGTATCATTCTCTATCTAATATATTACGTCATAAATCACCGTCAAACCCTAGAATATTTAAGATTTGACTTTGTAATACAACAGGAAGACGATCAGTCGCAGCAGAAAGATCCATTGATTGTAAACTATTATTTTTAATAGCCTTTTTATTAACACAGTGTATGTCCAATTCTTTTAACATTAAAATTATTGGAGCAGACTGATCCTTTGTTCCATCTTGTTCTAAAGTAGACAAGAAGGAATAAATATCATCGTGTAAAGGTTTAAAAATAATTTGAGTTCATCAATCAGTAATCCCTATGATACGACGTTTTCCCCGTGCCTCTTTAAGAACAGCTAATCGTCCTTTTAAAGGTTTATGATATGATAATGGATCATATAAATGAGCCAATCACATTATAATTGCCACAGGTAAGACGAGTACAGAGCACAACATAAAGACATTTAAAATCATCCAATATCCACGTGAATAACACATTAAACAATACTGAATGTAAGATCTTGGTGTCATGATTCAACCAACTAAATCTAGTCCAATTCCAAGAACAGCTATGGTAGAGTTAGGACCTGCTTTTGTAGAATTAAAAAATAGTGATGGTTTAGATTTAAACATCTTACCATTCATAGGTATCTTCATAGATAAAAGTGCCTTCCTAAGTAATTTAGGATCTAATTCTTGTACTTCACCGGTAAATTTTCCAGTGATAGTCTCGATTTTAGTCTTAGAAAAATTAGGAGAAGCTGCACGAAATCATGATAATACACTAAATAATAATTTAACAAAAATCAGATCTGTACGTGGTAATGAACCCGTACTTAAACCTTTCTTAACTAACACTAACTTGAGTTTGACCGATAACGGTAAAATACAAGGCATTCCATGAAAGTTATTAAGACTTAACTTACGTGATCTATGAGTTTTAACCCAGATTTTGTTATTTTTTATATAAACATTTCTTGGATCAATAGCACATAAAGTTAAACGTAAGACCTCTGCCCAATATGTTATTGAAAAAGTAATACCTGATTTATTTCATTTTATAATAATTAATCCTATAATCTTCCTCAGTGAAGTTGAATCTTTAGGACTCAATCCTTCTCTATTGAAGATGAGAGTTAAAGCTTTAACAAATCGTGGAACCTCTTTAATTGATAATCACCTTGTATTTGCTAATTTACTAGTCCTCAATTCTTTATGAGGTAAAAGTACTAGTCAAAAATTTGGTAATATACAACACAAAGAGAGAACCATGG